CATTGCGCGCAACAAGGCAAACGAGGAATACTACCGCAACGACGATAAGCCAGCGCCACCGCGTGCGGAGCTTTTAGTTCAACGCGCTGCTGCTACTAGCATAGCCCCGGTTGCCGCTGCCCCGACAATTCCTGACCCGAATGCTATTGGCGAGACTGAGCAAGCATTGTTAGACGCGCAGAAAAAAGGCCGCTCATCCACAATACAGACCAGCGCCAAGGGTTTGCTGTCTGGCGAGGATGACACCCGCAAAAAGCGCTCACTCATGGGTGGATTAATATCATGATGTACAAAAAGAAAAACATCGCTGGCGAGATGGGCGCACGGGCATCCCAGCCTGCCAAGCGCCGTCAGACTGTTGATCCATTGGAGCGCGCTAATCAGAAGATGGAGGGCCGCATGAAGGGCGGTGATCCCAAGAAGGCCAAGCGCAAATCCATGATGAATAGCTACGGGCTGTCCTGATGCAGATTTCCCCCATGATTGCGCAGCTTGATCGGCGCTTTAAGCAACTCCAAAGCCAGCGCAGCAATTGGGAAAGCCACTGGCAGGAACTGGCAGATTACATGCTGCCCAGAAAAGCCGAGATAACCCGGAAGCGCACGCAAGGCGATAAGCGCACCGAGCGGATCTTTGACGGCACCGCAATCCACGCTGTAGAACTGCTGGCGTCTAGCTTGCATGGCATGCTTACGTCACCATCCACCCCGTGGTTTAGCATGAGGTACCGCAACCCGGCATTGCAGGGCGATGACGAAGCTAACGAATGGCTAGAGTTGGCCATTGACCAGATGTATCAGGCGTTCAATCGCAGCAACTTCCAGCAAGAAATCCACGAGTTGTATTACGATTTAGTGACGTTTGGCACTGCTGCCATTTATGTCACTGGCGATAAGGAAGGCTTGCAATTCAGCAGCCGCCACATTGCCGAGATCTACATCAGCCAGAATGCCAAAGATCAGGTCGATACGGTTTACCGCAAGTTCAAGCTAACAGCCCGTGCCATGGAGCAACAATTCGGCGCAGATGCTTTACCTGCTCAGTGCATTAAGGATCTCAAAGAAGAGCCTTACAAAGAGCACGAGATCATCCACGTTGTGTTTCCGCGCGCAGATGCAAAGGGCAAGCTGGCCAAAGCCAAACCGTTTGCCAGCATTTACTACCACGCTGACAGCCGCAAGCTGCTGTCTGAAGGCGGTTACGACGAATTATGTTTTATGGTGCCCAGATTCAATAAGGATAGCTCCAGCAGCTATGGCAGATCTGTCAGCATGAACGCCTTGCCAGACACCAAGATGCTTAACAAGATGTCTGAGGTGACGATCAGGGCGGCACAAAAGCAAATCGATCCACCGCTCATGGTGCCAGATGATGGCTTTATGCTGCCTGTCAGGACAACCCCCGGCAGCTTGAATTTCTACCGTGCAGGCACCCGTGATCGGCTGGAGCCACTGCAGATTGGCGCAAACAATCCATTGGGTCTGAACATGGAGGAACAGCGCCGCAATGCTATTCGGCAGGCGTTCTTTGTGGATCAGTTGCTGATGCAGAATGGGCCGCAGATGACGGCTACTGAGGTGCTGCAGCGTAACGAGGAAAAAATGCGATTGCTTGGCCCAGTGCTAGGCAGGCTGCAATCTGAACTGCTACAGCCTTTGATCAGCAGGTCGTTTGGATTGCTTCTCCGGGCGGGACTTCTCCCACCCGCCCCGGAGAGCCTGCAAGGTCAGGACATCGATATTGAGTATGTCAGCCCGTTGGCGAAAGCGCAGAAGCTGACAGACTTGCAATCGATGCTGCGCGGCTTTGAGGTCATGATGCAGGTTGCTGAGATTGCACCTGTCATGGATTATTTGGACACTGATAAGCTAGTCAAATATCTGGTGGAAGTCACCGGCATCCCGGCGCGCGTAGTTCGCAGCGATCAGGAAGTTGAGGAAATGCGCGAGCAACAACAGGCGCAGCAAGCCCAGCAGATGCAGCTTGATCAGCAGACGCAAACTGCTGAAGCGATGGGCGCAGCGGCACCAATGGTGAAAGCTGTCGGCGGTCTGGACATGCTGCAGCAATGAAGCAAATCGAAGATCTCAAGTTAGCCTATCGTCGCACGTTTAACAGCGAGGATGGCGAGACTGTGCTGGCTGACCTTAAAACAAGGTTTGCTTTTGAGCAGACCACATTTGTGCAGGGCGATCCGCACCAGACAGCGTTCAACGAGGGTCAGCGTAGCGCAATATTATTGATCGCCCGAATGCTGGCCGAGGACGCCAAACCCAAGAGGTAAATACCCCACATGAGCGAAGAGGCAACCCCGCAAGCGGGATCTCCAGACGTGGCTGAAGCAGCCCCGGCAGTTAGCTTTCTTGACAGCCTGCCAGAGGATCTGCGCGGCGAACCCAGCTTACGCAATTTCAACGATGTTGGCGCGTTGGCAAAAAGTTACACACATGCCCAGCGCATGATTGGCGGCGATAAGATCGGCAAGCCGCAGCAATCTTGGACAGATGATCAGTGGACTGAGCATCACATCCACAGCGGCAGACCTGAGACAAGCGAAGGCTACGAGTTTAGGCTAGACGGCCAGCTTGCTGACAGCACGCTAGAGGGCTTCAGAGATAGCGCTTTTAAGGCAGGCTTGTCAGGCAAGCAAGCGCAAGCCGTGGCTGAGTTTATGGATACCAGCTTAGGCCAGATGGCAACAGACCGGGCTGATCAGGCTGACACACTGCGCCACGAAGGTGAGCAGGAACTGCGCCAGCAGTACGGCAAGGCATTCGATCAGCGCATGGAAATGGCAATGGGCGCAGCGCGTCAGATGCTTGGCGATAAGGTAGACATCTTAGAAGAAGTTGAATTGTCTGACGGCAGGTTGCTGGGCGACCACCCGGAGATCATCAGGATGTTTTCTGCGTTTGCTGAACAGATTGGCGAGGATAACTTGATCGGAGAAACAGCCGAAATGGTTATGACGCCAGACGAGGCGCAACGCCAGTTAAGTGAAGTCACGCGGCGGGACGGCCCATATTGGGATCGTGATCACCCGGAGCGTGAACAATACGTGCAAGAGGCGTTACGCCTGCGCGAATACCTTTAGAGTTTAGCGGATAAGCTACGGCCCCGCGCATCATGCCAGTGTGTCTGGCAGGCTGACAACCTTTACCGTCATCATACAATTCTAAACTTACCTGACTTGTATGTTGGCGGCGTCAAGCACGGCCCCGGCTGGGACAACCGAGCGATAAACCCTTTAATTTCAATAGCTTAAAATAGGAGTGAGACAAAATGTCATCACAAATATCCACGGCTTTCGTTAACCAATATTCCAGCAATATCCAAATGCTCTCGCAGCAAATGGGATCGCTCCTGCGTGGCGCGGTTGATGTTGAAAGTGTCAATGGTGAGAAAGCATTCTTTGATCAGGTCGGCTCTGCCGCTGCTGTTCTTAGAACAACTAGACATGCGGATACCCCCCTCATCGATACACCCCACAGCCGCCGCATGGTCACAATGAGTGACTATGAATACGCTGACTTGATTGACTCGCAAGATAAAGTTCGCCTTCTGGTTGATCCAACATCAACCTATGCGCGTGCCGCTGCCAGTGCGATGGGCCGTGCCATGGATGACGTGATCATCGCAGCCGCGATTGGCACAGCTAAGACAGGCAAAGATGGTTCCACATCTACTGCCCTGCCTTCTGGCCAAAAAGTTGCGCATGGTTCGGCATCTCTGACGATTGCCAAATTGCTTTCAGCCAAGGAAATCTTGGACGAGGGCAGCGTAGATCCATCTATCCCGCGTTACATTGTGTGCGCCCCTAAGCAGATCACAAGTTTGCTGGGAACCACGCAGGTAACGTCATCTGACTTCAACACCGTGAAGGCTCTCGCTCAGGGCCAGATGGATACGTTCAGCGGGTTTAAGTTCATCGTGTCAAATCGCTTAACCACTGACAGTGACGGCAACCGCGCCGTGATTGCCTTTGCTGGCGATGGACTAAAGCTGGCGATGGGCAAAGAGCCTACCGCCCGGATCGATGAGCGCTCCGACAAATCGTATGCCACTCAGGTGTACTACTGCCAGACGATTGGCGCGACCCGGATGGAAGAGGCCAAGGTCGTTGAAATCGCGTGTACGGAATAGGAGATAGAAAATGGCTACTGTTTATTCTGTTCAAAGAACTAACTCTCGCGCAACCCCAATCACGAAAAACCCTGCCAATGCAATGGGTGGACGTGTTCGGATCGCTCACGGCGTTTATGAGGCATCTAGCTTGGCATCTGGAGATGTCATCGAGATGTTTACTCTGCCTGACGGCGCGCGCCTGATCGAAGGATCGTTGGCGCATGACGCGCTAGGAAGCAGCACAACGCTTAGTGTCGGCTATGCAGCCCACACCAATGCGGCGGGTACTGCCGTGTCAGCGGCGGCTGCAGGTTACAAGGCTGCGGCTGCGTCAACATCAGCGCAGAAGGTGGACATCCTTGCCACTCTGGCGCTGGGGTCTGGCACCGTGACCGACACCAATGAAGATGGCGTGGTCGTGACCGCAACAATGGGCGGTGCCGCTGGCACTGGCACCATTGAAGTCACCATCAAATACGCTGTTGACTAACTAACCCGGCGGGGGCGGCTTGCTGCCCCTGCCTCTCTACCCCCCCCTAAAAATTTGGTGACCAGATGACCTCAACGGTGGACATCGCCAACAATGCGTTAAACGTATTGGGGGCCAGTAACATATCTGCATTCGACGAGAACAGCAAAGCTGCGCGCATCGTCAATCAGCGATATGACAGCATCCGCGACAGCGTGTTTCGCGCGCATCCTTGGAACTGCCTGATCAGGCGTCAGGATCTTGCGCAATCATCCACAGCACCCGCGTTTGGCTATGCTCATCAATACCCCTTGCCGACTGACCCCTACTGCCTGCGAGTGCTAGAGTTCAGCAACGGCAGCATGTCCTACCCCCAAGACAACATGAAGAACAACAGCGGTGGCCCTGCGTTTGTCATCGAAGGCCGCAACATCGTAACTGATGAAGGCACTGCAAAGATCAAATACGTGGCGCGCATCACAGATCCCAACGAATATGACAGCGGTTTGATTGAGGCATTGTCTATGCGTCTTGCTGCTGAGATGGCTTACGCGATTACCGGGTCAACCAGCATGGTGCAGATCACCACATCAGCATACGATCAGTCGCTGAAAGAAGCGCGATTTGTTGACAGCACCGAGGGCGCAACCCGGCGCATAGAGGCGTCTGACTTTATTGAGGCGCGTTACTAGATGGCGCGATCAGCCCCATCATTTAGCAGCTTTGCAGCGGGTGAAATCAGCCCACTGCTGGAAGGCCGCACAGGTATAGAGAAATACCGCGAAGGCTTGGCAGATCTCACCAATATGGTGGTTATGCCGCAGGGTGGTGTGAAGCGCAGACCCGGCACAGAGTTCTTAGGCGAGGTTAAATCGTCTAGCGTCAAAACCCGCCTGATCCCGTTTCAGTTTAAAACCAGCGACACATATATTCTTGAGTTTGGCGACAGCATCATGCGGGTCTACCGCAACGGCGCGCAGGTTCTAAATGCCACTGCCAAAACAATCACCGCCATCACCAAAGCCAACCCCGGCGTGTTGACCAGCAACAGCCACGGGTTCAGCGACGGTGACGAGGTCTACATTGCCAGCGTTGGCGGCATGACTGAATTAAACGGGCGCAACTATCGCGTGGCTAACAGCACCACCAACACGTTCACCCTGACTGATTTGTACGGCACTGCAATCAACACCACCAGCTTTACCACGTTTACCAGTGGCGGCACTGCTACCGAGATCTTTGAACTAGCCAGCCCATATCCAGAGGCTGTGCTGTTTGACGTGCGCTTTGTTCAATCTGCTGACACGATGTATTTCGTTCATCCCAGCTACGCCATCCGCACCCTTGTCCGGGCAGACCATAACGATTGGACGTTTGCCACGCCATCGATCAGCGGATCACCATCGCCAAACCTTAACAACGCAAGTGACAACTACCCGTCAGTGGTAACGTTCTTTGAGCAAAGGCTGGTCTTTGGCAACACCAACAACAACCCGCAGACGCTGTGGTTTAGCAAGAATGCTGACTATACCAATTTCACCACCGGGACAGGCGACAATGACGCCCTGATCTACACCATTGCGTCAAACCAAGTGAACGCAATCCGCTACCTATCACCCACCAGAGTTTTGACTGTCGGCACCACTGCAGGCGAATATGTTGTGACGGCCACATCTGACGGCCCGGTTACACCCACAACCACCCTGATCAGAAAATATAGCAACTATGGATCTGCCGCTGTTGAGCCTGTCCAAGTTGCTGACGTGACTTTGTTTGCGCAAAGAGGTGGCCGCAAAGTCAGAGAGTTTAAGTTTGCAGGAGACGTAAACACGTCAGGCTATCAAGCGCCTGATATGACGATCCTCGCTGAACACATCACAGATGGCGGCATCACGCAGTTTGCTTATCAGCAGGAGCCAGAAAGCATCATTTGGGCGCTGCGGTCTGACGGCACTTTGCTAGGCATGACGTACAGACGCGAAGAGGATGTTGTGGGCTGGCACAAGCATGTGATCGGCGGCGTGTTTGGATCTGGTCAGGCGGTTGTTGAAAGCATCGCGCCGTTGCCCACAGACAGCGGGAATGATGACTTATACATGATCGTCAAGCGCACGATTAACAGCGTCACCAAGCGCTACGTCGAAGTGCTGAAGGTGTTTGATTTCGGCAGCGTCACCACGTCTGCATTCTTTGTGGACGGCGGCTTGGCGTACTCAGGATCTGCCACCACCAGCTTGTCAGGCTTGTATCATTTGGAAGGCCAGACCGTCACCATCTTAGCAAATGGCGCAACGCACCCTGACGAGACAGTATCAGGCGGCGGCATCACGTTGGACTACAGCAGCACAACAGCAGCCGTTGGGTTTGGATTTACCAGCAATATGCAGACAATGCGGATTGAAAGCGGATCTGAAGATGGCACCAGCCAAGGCAAGCCGAAACGCATACACGCTGTTACATTAAGATTGTTTGAGACTGTCGGCATTGAAGTTGGCAATTCTGAGGATGAGTTAGACCGCATCCCATTCCGCGACAGCAGCATGGCAATGGATCAGGCGATCCCATTGCTAACGGGCGATAAAGACGTAGAATTTCGCGGCGGTTATGACAACAACGACAGAATTTATGTGAGGCAATCCCAAGCACTGCCGCTGACTGTGCTGGCGCTGTATCCACGCATGAACACGTTTGACACATGATCCTATACCACGTTGAGCGGTTGTCTGATGTCTTTGATGAGATCCAACCGATGTTGGAAAGCCACTGGCAGGAAATCGCCCTGCATAAAGACAGCATTGAATTGAACGTCAATTGGCCAGCTTACGAGCGCATGGATGAGGACGGCAGGCTGCACATCTGCACGGCGCGCGAAGGCACTAAACTTGTGGGCTATTTTGTTAACATCATTGTTCCGCATCTGCACTATCAAGATCACCTGTTCAGCCACAATGACGTGATTTTCGTAGACCCGGAATACCGCAAAGGCTTCACAGCTTGGCGGCTGATTAAGTTTGCCACTGAGCAACTGACCATCGCCGGGGTGAGTGTAATGATGATTAACATCAAGCGGCACAAGCCATTTGACCAATTGCTACGGCGTCTGAAGTTTACAGAAACCGAAAGCATTTATTCTAAAAGATTAGGGGCAACCTGATGGGCGCAACAGCAGCAGTAGTGGGCGCAGGGGCAAACATTGTTGGCGGCATTAGCGCGCGCAATTCAGCCAACGCGGCAGGCGCAGCAGCGCAAAGGGCAGCTAACTTTAACGCCAGCATAATTGAACGTGACATTGGCCTGCTTGCCAGACAGCGCGGCATCATCAATCAAAACTTTGAGATCGATCAGGAACGCGCAGGCGAGGCGTTTGAGCGCGAAGTGCAGGGAGCTGCAAGGGCAGGGTTTGGCTATGCTGGTGTCGATATGAGCAGCGGTACACCAATGGCCGTACTGCAAGCCAACGCGCGTGAGTTTGATTACGCAATGTCAGTCGCTGAGTTCAACAACGAGATGACCAACTTGCAAATCAGCGATCAGCAAGAGGATGCGCGATTGCAGGCACAGCTTGCCAGAATGGGCGGCGAGGCATCCCGGTCAGCATACAGAAGCCAAGGCAAGGCCAGCCTAATATCAGGCTTTGGCAACGCTGGCACGATTATATCAGGATCAGGATACTTTGGATGAGAATACCAGTTTACAGATCTGATGCGCAGCGCACCAATGAAGCACCGGGGCGGTCATTCTCTGCGCGCATGGATGCCAGACCGTTTGTTGAGGCGGCACTGCAAAAAGGCGCAGCAACCCGCGCACTGGCTGACGCTGTTGGCGCATATGCAGAGCAGCGCGGCAAGATGATTGCAGAAGCTGAATACAACGAAACAGCACTGGCGCTTGATGAAGAGATCCGCACAGCCACATATGATCTGTCCCGGTCAAACGATATTGGCAACATTTTCGACGGCAATCGGCTGTGGGAAAAGCGGATGAAAAGCATTCAGTCCAACGTGCTGGGCCGGGTGAAAAACAGTAACGTCAGGCGCAAGCTAGACTTTAGCTTTAACCAATCGGAAATCCAAAGCAGATTTAGACTGCAAGGCGTTGTAGATGATAAGATCATTAAGCGCGACCAAGCGGCGATTGCAGCAAGGCAGACAAACGCTGTTGCTGCATTGTCTCAGATCGGCGCAACCACTGCTGACTACAACGCATGGTTTAACGCCCAAAACCCCACCATGACTGAAGGCGGCGTAAAGACCGGCAAGTTCAATCCTGCTGCCGTTAGCAAGGCCAACCTTGCCCAGCGTGTGGATGTCGCGGCTGGCTATGTAACCAATCGATATGGCGCAGAGCCTACATCAGCAATGAAGCTAATAAGTTTTGTCAATACGCTAGATGAAGTGGAAATGAGCAACGTTGATGAAATGCTAGGAGTGGCAACTTTAACCACAGGCATTGACCCTTATGCAGCTACCGTGCTGTCGCAAATCCCAAGAGATCAAGCGCTTAAAATTGTTAAAGACAATCTAAAAACAGCGTTGGCGTTTTATGACGCACAAGAAAAGCTGGCAGGCGATCTTGAACAGCAAAACAACAAGTCAAACCAAGAGGCTTACAATCTAGCATTTACTGGCAAGGCATCGCTGACCTATGCGGAACTATCTCGCGTTATTCCTGTTGGCTACCTAGATGCAAAGATCGCAGAAAACCCCGCGCAAGCTGGCTTTGCGATTGTAGAAGGTCAGCCAGCAGGGGCCGCAACTATCGGTGCCAGCGCTGCGAAGCGATTGATTTACAACTTCCTAGACGAGCAAAACTATCTTAGCCCGGAAATGCGTGACAAGCTAAACAGCCAAATCAGCACCAGTTCAGCTTTGTCATTTCCCGACACATCAAATCCGGGCGAAAAAGTGCGGCTCAACTCACTGGCTAATTTCGGCAAGCTAACAATTGATGATTTGGAGGAAGCAAAGCTGACACGCAGCTTGTCTGCTCAAGACTACATCACTCTAGAAAACAAGATCTTTACTCAGAATAACCAGAACGTAAATGAGTTTTTGCGTTTTGCCAAAGCAACCTACAACTACACCGAGGAAGTGGCAGCAGCAACTGACGAGGTGAGCGTGGCGATCACAGCCGCCTATGATGCTGTTGCCCAAGGTCTGATTGATTTTGCCATCGATAACCCTGCCGCCACAGCTTTGCAAATTAAAACAGAAGGCGATGCTTTAATCAAAGAACAGGCAGAGGCATTTAAAGCAGCAAAACGCGAAGGGTATTTGAGATACTTAAATAATACAAAATCTGCTTCTGCGCCGGGTGGAAGGGTGCCAATGGACGCTGACGATCCAATAGGATCAATTCGCAAATTTATTAGAGAAAATAAAGGTTCTATACCTGAAAGTGAAGAGTTGATTTTGCTTGGCAGAATTAAGGTTCTACAGAGCGCAAGGTTTGCTGGCCAATTTGATCTGAGTATTTCACAATGACAAATTTTCTAAACACTGACAGAGAAATTGAGCGTTACGACGAGGCTGAACTCTACGCAGAAACAGCAACGCCTGACATGATAAAAGGCATTCGCTCTAGCTTCAACACCGACACAGGCCGCACAGATCTGATGGCACCGTTGCCATCTGGCGGCTTTGTTACGTTGGGAAGCGAAGCACCAGAGATTATGGTGGAAGCGCCAGCCATGCCGGGGATGGGCGCTGATGCAGCGCTGCCTGTTGAGGATGACGAGTTCCAACTGCAATCAATCAGGAATTACGCAGCCAGCGGCGCAAACATATCGTCACGCGATGACTATCTGGCGGCTGGCTACACTGATCAGCAGATTGATGCGTCTGGCGTTATGGGCGAAACGCAGCAAAAGACAGGCAGCATTGAGCCACTATCAACCACCGAGATTGAGG